ATCAAGCGCAGCGGCGAGCGTGTGCCCGTGTCATTTGACCAGATCCTTCAGCGCATCCGTGCGCTGAGCACCGACATTGAGCATGTGAACCCCGACATGGTCGCCCTGAAAGTGTGTAACCAGCTTCAGGACGGCATGAACACGAGCCAGCTCGATGAGTTTGCGGCGGAGACGTGTGCCATGATGCAGGCACGCTTCCACCCCAACTACGGCACACTGGCTGCGCGCATTCTCATCAGCAACCACCACAAGAACACACCTTCCACGCTGCTGGGCTGTACTGAGGAGCTGTACCACGGTCCCGTCCAGCTGGTAACCGACACGCAGCACGACTTGGTGTGCAAGAACGCGCAGACGTACGAGGACATGATCGACTACTCGCGCGACAACATGTTCGACTACTTCGGACTGAAGACGCTGGAGAAGGGGTATCTGCTGAGACAGAACGGTAAGCTGGTTGAGCGCCCGCAGCACATGTGGATGCGCGTCTCCATCCAGCTCCACGGATCTGATTTCGGGCGGGTCAAGGAGACCTACGATGCACTGTCGAACGGCTACTTCATTCACGCGACACCAACACTCTTCAACGCCGGAACTAACCATCCCCAGCTGTCTTCCTGTTTCCTGCTGACCATGAACGACGACAGCATCAAGGGCATCTACAAGACACTCGGCGACTGTGCCCAGATTTCAAAGTGGGCGGGTGGCATTGGTCTTTCAGTGCACAACATCCGCGCCCGCGGGTCCAAGATCCGCGGCACGAACGGCGAGTCAACCGGCATCGTTCCGATGCTGAAAGTGTTCAACGACACGGCCAAGTACGTGAACCAAGGCGGCAAACGCAACGGGTCGTTTGCGATTTATCTCGAGCCGTGGCACGCGGACATTGAAGAATTCCTGAAGCTGAAGCTCAATCAAGGCGCAGAGGAGGATCGGGCACGAGATCTGTTCTACGGTCTGTGGATCCCCGACCTGTTCATGAAGCGCATGGAGGCGAAGCAGGACTGGACGCTGATGTGTCCCGCAGAATGCCCGGGTCTCGCAGAGTGCCACAGCGAGGAGTTCGAGAAGCTGTACGAGGGTTACGAGAAGGCGGGCAAGGGACGCAAGAGCATTCCGGCCCAGAAGCTGTGGCAAATGATCTTGGACGCCCAAATCCAGACCGGCACGCCCTACCTGTGCTACAAGGACGCTGCTAACTCAAAATCAAACCAGCAGCACCTTGGCACCATCAAGAGCTCAAATTTATGCGTTGCTCCTGAGACACTCGTTCTGACAGATAAGGGTTACTTCCCTATCAGAGAACTATGTGATATAGAAGTCAATGTTTGGAATGGTGAACAATGGTCAAATACTACAGTTCGAAAGACAGGTATTGACCAAACACTAATTAAAGTAACTCTATCGGATGGAACGGTGTTGGATTGCACTCCTTATCATAAGTTTATTCTGAACGACGGTGAACGCAAAGAAACTAGAAAGTCAATCGCAGATTCTACTCGAGTAGAAGCACAAAATTTAAAGGTAGGAATGAAACTTGTTCGTTGGAATGCACCAATTATCGAGGGATGTTCGACTGACGACTTCAAATATGCATATACCCACGGATTCTTCTGTGGCGACGGCACATATAATAATGCTGGATCAACTCCGATGATTGCATTATATGGTGAAAAGAAGAAACTAATTGATCACTTGGATATTAGAACATCATCGGGTGTCGAGGATTCGTTTGGTAGAAGAAATGTATATCTATATCATGACATTCCTACAAAGTATGCCGTTCCGATGAACGCAACTATTAAAAATAAGCTTGAATGGCTGTCCGGCCTTATGGACGCAGATGGAACAACTATTGATGGAACTAACACATCCGTTCAGATTGCAAGCATCAATTATACATTCCTAAATGATGTGCGACTAATGATGCAAACTATAGGTGTTCGTGCAAAGGTTACTCTTATGCGTGGACCTGAAAAACATATGATGTCAGATGGATGCGGTGGTCTGAAAGAGTATGATTGTAAACCATTGTATCGTATCCTGGTTAGAGGAGAAGATGTTAGTAGCATGGTTGGTTTGGGATTAAATACACGTCGTCTAGTACTCGTTCAGAACCCCGTTAAACATTCTGCTATGCGGGATGTGAAGGTGGTGTCTGTAGAAGATTGTGGTAGAGTATCGGATACATATTGTTTCAACGAACCTATTAATCACGCTGGTGTATTTGGAGGCGTATTGACTTCGCAGTGTACAGAGATAATGGAGTTCACGTCGCCGGAGGAGTCAGCGGTTTGTAATTTGGGATCACTTGCGCTTCCCAAGTTTGTAGATATGAATGAAGGTATTCTTTCCTTCAACTTTGAAAAGCTCCGTAAATATACTGGTATTCTAACACGCAACTTGGATATTGTTATTGACAAGAACTACTATCCCACTCCGGAATGTCGCAACTCGAACATGCGGCATCGACCAATCGGTATCGGGATTCAGGGTCTTGCAGATGTATTTGCTATGATGCGTCTACCATGGACTTCTGAAGCAGCCGCCAAACTAAATCGTGAAATCTTTGAGAACATCTATTATTCTGCTATGAATATGTCATGTGAGCGGATAACTGAAGTCGGAGTATTCAACCATGCAACACATACATTGGAAGGACATTATCAATCGTTCGAAGGATCCCCTCTATCGAAAGGAAAATTTCAGTTTGACTTGTGGAACGATTCGCCAAAATATACTCATTACTTAGACTGGACTGGTCTTCGCGAACATGTAAAGATTTGCGGAGCTCGCAACTCGCTGCTTGTCGCACCGATGCCCACCGCGTCAACGTCTCAAATTCTGGGCAACAACGAGTGCTTTGAGCCGTTCACGTCCAATCTGTACACGCGCCGCGTTCTGGCCGGCGACTTCATGGTGGTGAACAAGTACTTGGTGGAAGATCTGAACAAACTGGGTCTGTGGACGTCCGATGTGCGCACCGAAATCATCGCCAACAACGGGTCCATTCAAAGCATCGCTGAAATCCCAGCCGACATTCGGGAGCTGTACAAGACCGGCTGGGAGATCCCACAGAAGACGCTGATCAACATGGCGCGCGACCGAGCGCCGTTCATTTGCCAGTCGCAGTCCCTCAATCTGTTCCTTGCCGAACCCACATATGCGAAGATCTCGTCAATGCACATGTACGCTTGGAAGCAAGGATTGAAGACGGGGTGTTATTATCTGAGAACCAAAGCTGCGTCAAGCGCGCAAAAGTTCACGGTGGAGCCCACAAAGAAGCCCGACGATTGCCTGATGTGCTCGGCGTAAAATCTAAAGGTAGATATAAATGAACCATAGACGTACATCGCGAAGAGGTAAAATTGGGGGCGCTTCAGAGCAGCAAACTCAAATTGAAAATTCTATTAAAGGGCTTGTTTTAGCAAGCGAGTTCAGAGAATTTTTAGCCGCGAAGGACGCAAACGTACGAAGAATAGTCCTATCTAAATGTAGCGAATGGTTCTCATCTGAACTATCTCAGTCGGCAAGTGATTCGAATAGTAGGTGTTTTATGTGGCTTCAAAATGCCATGAGCGAAAACTATGTGTGGGCTGAGCTGTATAATCTCTCTGGCAACGCGTCATTACAATCGTTAATTCGCGTGTGCCTAGACAAACAAATATAAACTTCGAGGGTGAAGTTTTACACCCCCGCGTTTTTTCTATCTGATAAAGTATAAACCAGAAATGTCGGCCGTTGAAGGATACACTCTAAACAGCACTGCGGGTAACTCGGCGCCGGTGGGTGGTCGTCGCGGTCGCAAGTCGCGGGCGACGAAGCGCAAGCTCCGTGCGCTGAAGAAGCAGATCAAGAAGCTCGGTGGCGCGGCGGCGGAGGTGAAGGAGGCCATCGGCGGCGCCGAGGAGGCGGTCGAGAAGACGGAGGAGGCGGTCAGCGACATGGTGGCGGCGCCTACGGGTGCTCGCCGTCGCCGCGGTCGCCGGGGGACGAAGAAGACGCGTCGCTCGGGCAAGCACCGCCGCTCGCTGTTTGGCCTGAAGTACTAAGTGCCTCGCCAATCTCGGACACGAGCGTGAACAGCTTCTCATTGAACCCGTAGTGGCACCCATTCGGCTCCTTGAACTCCGGCAGCTTACGCGATGACGTGTTTTTCGGATGAATTAAACTCACAATAACCTCTTGGGGAGACAGCTCCCTACACATGTGTTCGCGACCGCGAATAAATGCGTCACCCTCTGCGATCTTCACACTCTCATCAAACTTGTTTTCCTCCCAGAACTTGCGTGTAAAAACCAGCGTCGCCTCCGACACGCGTTCACTCATGTGAAGCGTCACTGGCGGGATGTTCATGAACGAACTATACTGCGTGATGGAGTAGCACGGGATCGTGGTACAGAAGGCACACTCCTTGGCAGGTTCCTTCATCATCATCGCCACGCGGTGAAGAATTGACGTCTCGGGGTACACGTCGTCGTCGTCCAGCATCATGATCGTGTCGTACATCGCCTTCTCAACGCCCAAATTGCGCTTCGCAGGAATGGTGAGCCCCGAGTCGCACCGCACGTACGTCACGTTGGGGATACCGATCAGCGTGTCCTCGATCGGGTCATCGCCGTCGTCCACAATGACCCACTCCAGCTTTTCGTGGGGGTACGTCTGGATGAGGTAGCAGTACTTTGCCAGCGGCATGAACTCGCGCCGGTTCTTGGTCAGCGTCACGATTGAAATGTCCGGCAGGTCATCCTCCTTCGGGAACACATCCTTCAGTTCGTACGCCGGAAGGTTCTTGTCCATCAGCTCGGCCAGTATGATCTTCATGCTCTCCAGCCAATCCTTGTGGCGCTTCTCGTAGAGCTCGCGCATGTTGAGAGACCCGCGTTTCTTCTCCTTGAACGGAATGTCGACGTACTCTTTCAGCGCTGCGATGATCGAGTCAACGGACACGTCCACCATCTTCCCCATACACTCCACTTGGTCGACGATCTGGAGCTCTTGGGCGTACAATGCTCCCGGCTGGTTCTTGCCCACCAAATCTTCGTAGAACGGACGAATGGGCGACAGAATGAGGTGGCAGCCGACACTCATCGCCTCGTTCACCGCATGCCCGAACCCTTCAGTCAGCGACGTACAAACACACAACCCACACTCCTTCAGGATCTCGTCGTACTCGGTCTCCTTAAGGAACTCGTTCTTCACCACCACCTTTGAAGCGATGCTTTCGGGAAATGTGATCTTCAGATGGTCCGGCGAGTAGATGACGTGTAGCGTCGGAAGCTTGTTGAACAGCGTCTCGTCGGTGTCCTTGATGCGCATGTAGGCTTGGAAAATGGGACGGGGATGGCGAAAAATGTTCTTGCCGACCGGCACAATGGCCTTGTGGTAATTCTTCTTCTGGTCATCGTTCCAAACTTTATCGATGGACGTCCACCCAATGTACCGAACGGGCGTGGTCGTCATACGAGACAGTTCCTGCTCGCATTCGTGCGTCTTGGCCCAGATCTCGTCCACCATGTTGAGATACGGCTGCCACGTGCGGTACGTCCACTCCAAATTCGGGATCCAGATGTTCTTGCGCGCATACGAAAACAGCGACGGGTTGATCACCTCAAAGAACACATTGACGTCGGCCTCGTCGCACTGCGGAAACATGTACGGCACACCCTTGACCTGAATGTCCTTCTCGAACATGCCAAACAGCAACCCTTTCAGGATCAACGCATCCTGTGTGAGCCCGTTCGCGTTGAAGTTGGAGATCAGGTTGACTTTCATATGTGTATTTGTGTTACTTTGGTAGTAAACGCTTTGTAACCCGACGCATGACACGCGACCGCTTCAGTGTCTTTGGCGGCAGTCGCAGGTACTGTAGATAGCGTTTCCATGCTTCAGGCGTCTGCGACACACACGCTGACGAAAACAGAACCGTTCGGTCTCTCCACCACACGGTCTGTTCAGAATGGCCACACCATTTCCAGAAAGCTATAGGGTCAGCGATCTGAACACGCGTCTCTAACTCGGTCGTCTTCAGGAGCGTGTCGCACACCTTTTTCATTTCAGCGCTGCCAAAGCCGTAGTGCCGACTGAAGATGTCGTTTCGGTAATTGATATCCACAATCTCAAACTCAGCGCCGTTCCAACCCACGCGTTGAATGGGTCGGAACGTGTCCCAATCGGACTCCAGAACAAACAGTTTTGTTTTGTACTTGCCGTAAATGCGTCCCTGAAACTCACAGAGGTCCATTGATTAAAGTCTTAAAGAAAAACGGCTTAAAAGAACGATGCCAGTTCGCCGCCGCGTGTGCCGTACACTTGGGTGTTGACGGGATTGGCGATCGCAGGCGCAAACTCCTCGAGATCCTTGCGGTAAAACATGTGGAAGTCCACTTCCGAATAGATCTTGCCGGCGCAGTACCCGACCACGCGCGAATTGAGCTCTTCCATCTCGCCTGCGACGTTGGACGGGTCGTTGCGCGCAAACATCAAGTAGTAGCTGCGCATGACCAGTCGCAGCTCGTCCTCGCTCTGGCGGCCAATGTCGTACTTCCCGCCGCTCATGGTGTATACTTGGTCGTGAATCGCCGTCTGGAGACGATTGATGTTGTCCAAACTGAAGTACACCGTGTTCAGTGGCGTCTCCTTGTGGAGGTGCCCAACAAGGTCACTGCGCGGCGCGTCCTCAAATACGGGACGCGTCTCGGAGTACAGCTTGTACGGCCGTGCGGCAAACTGGAAGGTGTTCGGATCGTTGATGTTCGGCACACGTCCGCCGTGCTGGGGCGCAGGGTACTGCTGGTTGGTGGAGGTCGCATTGTAATGATTTTCGACACGCGGAACTGGGATGCGTTCTAGCACCGATGCCTCCATATTACTTATTACATCTCCCTTAATTTTTCGTACAGCGCTTTACTCACGACGTCTTCAACCTCCAGCGTCATGGAGTAGTTTACGTTCGGAGGGAATTGAAGCACCTGGCCCAATCTGTCCAACAACCGGATTTCCATCTGCTGTACGTTGGTGGGCTGTAGGAAGTGGTACGTTTTCAGTATCGTGTTTGTGGTGTCGTTGTCGTAAATGAGTTTCCCCTTGTCGACTGTGACTGGGATTTTCGCAAACACGGTAAAGTATGCGTCGTTAGTCACTTGCGGGGTCACGGTGTTCCAGTCGTTGATTTGGAGGTAAATGTACGTGTCCGAGTTCATGTCCACTGCGTCTTCCGATTCAATTATAGTCACATTGTCATATGCAGTCTCTTCAAACCCAAGTGCCTGTGGCAGCGTGCGAAATAACTGGGGAGACACGACTTCTGCTGGGAATGAAAAGTCAAATCTGTTTGGATTTCCATCTGGATAAATACTTTCAATGATCACCTGTCCGTCAATGTTGCGCGTACATCTGAACTGGTCGTTGTATGTATTTGTTGCTGGGTCAATACCCGATAGTGATCTGAATGCCTGATTAAGTTTCTGTTCAATCTCTGACACAATAGATACGTTGTTGTAATACCCTCCTTTGGTAGCGTCGGCGTTTATGAAATCAACTTCAATATTAACGTAATCATCTGTATTTGTCTGTTTGACTAAGAACGACGAATTGCCGCGCGAGGGGAACAGATTACAGAACCGATTGGGAAGCTCAAGCGACGAGAGCTTCACTGACATCCCGTTCTTGACAATGTCGTGGGTGCGAAACACGAAATGAGAGATGGATGACGTGGCCGTGTTTGCCGAATTCTGCACCGCAGTCAGAGCGGGATCGCCACTGACTGTCTGGCCAAACCCGGGCTGAATGTATGACCGAAACCGAGTGTCGATATTGAACACGCGTCTGATCACGTCTTTGTTGTATCGCACACTCGCCTTGCCCTTGTCGTCAAATTCACGCTTCGGGTTCACAATCAGCTCTTCGGTGTTACGGTTGCCGGCAAATTCACGAAACGCAGCCCGATCCTCTACTTCGTAGCCCCGATCTTCGGCATCATGGCCTTCAACGTGGAACTCTTCAACATCATCTTCATCCTCTTCTTGACGATACAGCCGGTCGTTTTCTTGAAACTGTTCTGCCAAGATTTGTTGGTACGTCAGCTCCATCTCTATGTTCTTTGACTTAAAAGAATATGAAAACGGTGAACAAATGTCTGTGAGTGAATGGCTCGCTCAGCAGCAGCTACTGAGAGGCAAGACATTCGGGCCACAAGGTCCTACGGGTCCACTCGGTCTAATCGGACGAGGGACTGTGACGGGTCCGCGAGGTCCAAGTGGGGCACAAGGGCCTCAAGGCAACACTGGCGCAAGAGGACGAGTAGGTCCCACCGGTCCGTCGGGTCCAACCGGCCCAACAGGTCCACGCGGCCCGACCGGAACTGAACGGGGCGACACTGGACCAAGTGGTCCGTCAGGTCCACGCGGAACTAGTTCATCCGGCCCAACGGGTCCAGTGGGTCCAACGGGTCCCATCGGAAACACGGGTCCGTCTGGCGCGACAGGGCCCACACAGCCATTATCTCTCGCGAACTTAGGGATGCCAGGTCCAATCGGTCTTCAAGGCATTGGAACCTATAAAGTGATCGCAACTAATCTATTAAAGCGTGGCGGTGCTCCTGACCTTGATTTTCGAGTGTATAGTTTTGAAAATATTGTATCATCTAACCGACAGGGACTATATCGTATTATCGTTAGCAGGCTAGAAGCTCAAATATTTGGTTATCCCGATACTATTAACGATAATCGCAAATTTGTTATTGCGGATTTATTTATCGGACCAACCGTTATCGTCAATACTGAACCAAGTGTCGTTTACAAGATATTGCCAGAAGTTCGAGACCCATATAATACTAATCTAAGAGTTCAAGTTGGTATAGTAGGAGGATCATTCGATTTTTATCTTGATGTACGTGCGAGGCCTCCCGACGATGAATTGTATTCGGTGTGGGTTCTTCAGGTCCAAGCTCCGTTCTTAACGCAACAGTTATCCATCGCATAAGAATAATAAGATGCTGAGTGCCAGTCAGTGGACGCTTCAGAAATTAACTGCCACATGTGTTGGCGCCAATGGACTGAATGGAAATATAGGAGTACTTGGACCGTCTGGACCTACAGGACCTCTCGGTCCGTCTGGACCCACTGGTGTAATTGGAGACACCGGACCCACTGGAGCCACTGGCGCTACGCCTGTGACTGGTATGACAGGCGCAACTGGCCCGACTGGACCAAAAGGGTTTCTCGGAATAACGGGTCCTTCTGGGGTAGTGGGTACATCTGGAGTTGAAGGAGAAGTGGGACAGCTCGGTCATTCAGGTCCGAGAGGGATATCATTAATTCGCGGAGATACAGGTCCTACCGGACCCACTGGTCCGATAGGATGGACAGGGCCAAATGGACCGAGTGGCACAAATGTTCAGACGTACAATACACTTGTAAGCGCGGGCACAATTCAAACGGTTGGTGCGTCTTCATTAACTGAAGTGTACATGTTCCGGAATGTAATAAGTGATAATAATAACTTGAAAGGGCATTACCGCATATTTATTGCCAACACTGGGTCCGGTTCTATACAGGAGGCAAGTCGTTTTCTGAGCTCTATTTTTGTGATTTTTCCGACCACAAACGGGACTGTTTTTTTCACAGAAACCGAACTCGCATCTGTAGCAATCACCTTACAATCTTACAGTGTAGGAACAAACATAGTGTTGGCGCTTACCGCTCCTATCGACAAGTATTACTACATGATTTTTAAAGAGAACATTGTATTGTAAATAAGTAATGTTGTCCGCAAGTCAGTGGACGTCACAGGGAACGATTTTGACATGCCAAGGACCGAGTGGACTTCAAGGGCCACAAGGCCCGACGGGACCAACAGGTCCTTCTGGTCCCCAAGGTCCTACCGGAACGCGCGGCAACCAAGGTTCAATCGGGGACGGGGGTATAGGTGGGTTTAATCCCGACGGACCTCCGGGGCAGTTCTCATTCATAGGCGATAACGGTCCGTCCGGCGCTATCGGGCCCTCTGGACCAGCTGGTCCGCAAGGAAACATAGGCGCAACAGGTCCACGCGGACCGTCTGGACCTATAGGTCCATCTGGCGCAATTGGAATCATCGGTCTTGTCGGTCCATCTGGCGCCAGGGGGGGAATAGGACCTACAGGTCCGACTGGGCCTGCTGCTGAAAACTACATTATCACGGCGCAAGGCACGAAGTTTTATGCGTCGAATGGGGCACAGATCCTGTACACCTTTTCCGATCTAGACAGAAATATTCTCAATTACGCAGGATATTATCGTTTAACTGCTGCGGACTTAACTACTGCGACCGGTCCAATTGCTCGGTCACCGGCACATACGACATACGAATTTATGATTATGCCAACGCCAAATTATAGATTCTCATCTGGTCCCCAAACCGGGTACTTTGGAAATGTAATTCAAACAATTCCTCAAGAATCGATCATTAGGAACAACTCGCTTAATATTTACCCACTTGCATTACAGCCAGCGACCGAAGCCGTTTCGGCTTCGGGTCCAAATGATAAAATCAATGACAACAGTCCCCAATATAATGCCAGATACAATATTGTTTTGAATTACACTGGGACACGTGAAATACTACTGAACTGGTACTTGTACAAGGCAAATCTACAACTACCTCTAGCACGTAAACTCACTTATCACGCATGTTTTTTCCACAGAACACAGTTTGGCAACGTACTAGGATATAGGCCACTATACTATAATGCTGGACCGCCGTTACTTCCCCACATTTCTCCACTGCCAGCCAATCCAAACCAGATAGATGCTGGAATTGCAAATACTTTGATCGCATCACTGCCATCAGGATACGGTTGGCTTGCTGGGACATTCACTATTCCAGATGGTATGTATACAATGTCCGGATTAGACACATTACTAGAATCACAACTCAGCACTGTGCGAGGGATAGATATACCTGGTGTTGGCCCTCCTGGAAGTGCAACAACGCGACCAATGCCACAACTATCCGCATCGTGTTCGTATGATTGGAGTCTACCAAATCCACCTCTATTACTTACCATTACTGCTAACAGGTTTTTTCACGCCGACAACTTGGTAATATACAGAGATACAGCAGTTGGTCTATTTTTCGGATCGTCTCCAAACGCATCTACATATATGGGATGCGCGAATCCTGACGCGGATCCCCATGGTAATGGTGTGAATACAAATAGTGCAATTTTGATTTTACGTCCGGGACCTATAACTTTTGCACTGAGCCCAAGACCAGCGAGTTCCACGGATGAAATAGAGGTATCCAGATGGAAAGTCATGATTTAAAACCTAAATGCCTGTATACAACAAGAGAATGCCGGGCGGTTTACTACAACTTGTGGGCAAAGGCGCACAGGACCAGCTTGTGACTGGGAACCCGTCGTTCACCCATTTCAGGAGCGTGTACAAGCGCCACACCGAGTTCGCGATGGAGCATTTTCGCTTGTACTTCAAGACCAGCCTGTTGACGTACCCCACATCCGGATCGCTTCGGCTGCGCACTAAAGTCGAGAGGTACGCGCAGCTAATTAACGATTGTTACCTGAGCATTGACTTGCCGGACATTTACTCGCCAGTCATACCTGTATCGAGTGTGCCCGCCAACGCGCCCATCAACACTTCTTCAAGTGCCATCGGGTACGAATTCAATTGGGTGCGGAATTTGGGCTACAACATGATCCGGCACGTGTCGGTCCTCGTCAACGGCCAAGAAATCGTCCGCCATACCGGCGAATGGATGAAGTTGTACGCCAACCTCACATTTGACGCCAACAAGAAAGAGGTTCTGAACCGTATGATCGGAAACGTGCCAGAAATGTACGACCCCGCGAACGCACAAGGCCGTATGAACCAGTACCCGCACTCTATATCGTCCAGTGAAACGTACGCTGAACCGAGCATCTACGGCCGCACGCTGTTAATTCCGTTCCATTTCTGGTTCTGCGAGACGGTCGGTCAAGCACTGCCGCTGGTGGCGCTCCAGCAATCTGAGGTTGAGATTGTAGTTGAACTGCGGAACGCAAACGAACTGTTCACGGTTCGGGATCCGCGCACCCGTTTGTCAAACAACGCCCTGAACCCAAATTTCGGTGTACGCGTCGCGCCCGACACGTCAGACACCAACTTCGCGTGGTCGCATTTCTTGTCGCCTCCGATGTACGCTACACCAGCCCTGAATTTGACGCCGGACGCGCGATCGTGGAAGTTCAATCCGTTCATTGAAGCCAACTACATCTTCGTGGGCGACACTGAGCTGGCGTACATTGCTCGGTCCGAACACACGTTCATGATCTCGCAGATTGACTCGGTCCAAGCAGAGGGACAGTACGGCCCATCAAACGATTTGGAACTGACGATGAAAAATCTGGTCACACGTATCCTGTGGGTGGCGCAGCGCAGCGACCGAGTGCTTCAGAACGACTGGGACAATTACACGAACTGGGTGGACCCGTTCGCCGGTCCGTTCAATAGCGCGTCGCTGGGGTGGTACGCTGCCGGAACCGCCCAGCCCGCCAATGTGTCTCAGCGCGACACGCTGTTGGAGTCGACACTCATGTTGGACGGCCAAGAACGGTTTGCCCCCAAGCAGACGCTGTTTTTCTCAGGCATCGAGTTGTACCGCCACCAAACAGGCAACCCCATTCCTGGAGTGTACGAGTACTCGTTTGCGCTCGACAACGACCCGATCCAGCCGTCGGGACACTTGAACGGCTCCATGTTCAATAAGACGCTGCTGCGCAACACGTGGGTTCTGCCACCCTACTCTGCGGCAGTCGCTAATGGAAGCGCCCAGACGGCAGTGTGTATTTTGCGCTCGACCGTCAACTCGCTGAACCCTGTAGTAATCCTGAACCCAAACATTCGCGACGACAAGGGCAACCTCATTTACGGCCCAGAAGATGTCGTCACCGTCATTCGGAAAGACGCCAACGCCCCGACGTTCCAGTACACTTTTAACGTCCGCGCATACGTCCAGTCATACAACTTCCTGCGCATCATGGGCGGCATAGGAAATGTCGTGTTCTCTTCATAAAGGGATGTCTCTTGAAGTTTTGGACGTACGCTACGGCGCCGACGGCAGCGACAAAGATTTATTAGACGTGACAGACCTAGTTAAAAAGAAAATCAGCACGGACCGAAAGACGCTGACGTTCGTTGTGAGCCCAAGCAACATCGGCATTGCTGACCCTGCAGCGGGTCAGAAGAAGGTCATGCTTATCAAATACAATTTGAGCGGAAAAGAACACAGTGAGCGTGTCAAAGATGGTGACACGTTCGCGGTGACTGTGCCGGAACCTGCGAAAAAAACTCCATCGCAGTACCTAGCAGTGTTTTATGCTGCGCTGTGGAGTAATTTTGCGGGAGCGCTCACTTGGTTTCTACAAGTCATGGGCTTTGCGTTCGGATGGGAATTGGGTAAGTACTTTGGAAGCTCGTACTTGTGGATCATTCTGAACATCCTCTTCCCGTACGCGTCATACTGGCTCATTCCCTCCATCGTGATCATAGCGCGTGCGATCGGAGGCGCGGATTTCATTCGGCCAATGATGGTGCCACAGTGAAAAAGTTTCGGATTTTTTATTTGTTTTTAGTTTTATTTTTCGGGTTTTTAGTGTTTACGCGGTCATCGCAGTGAACTTGCCGACGCCCGCGAAGCCGACGAAGACATCATTGTCCTCCGCGACCATGTACACGCGCTTTGACGTCTCGCCCACCATGTACGTGCTGCCCTCGAACGTCACCTCCGTCACGTCCTCGTCATCCACGGCGTCGGGGCCCTTGACGAAGCGCTTCTTGTCGGTGTCCCAGTAGACGCCCGGGCCGTACTTGTCCACCACAGTCGTCTTCAGCAGCTGGTTGTGCTTGAGCGTCACCACATTGGCGTCCTCCGGCACGCTCTCGGGCACGACCGGCTTCTTGGTCTGCGCGAAATCCTTCATGTGGTCCAGCGGGGCTTTTTGGTTCCACGCCTCATCACTCATCGCGTTTGCGAACGCCTTGTAGTCAGCCGAGTACGCATCCTTCCACGCAATCTCGGCCTCGTTGAAGGCCGCGAGGAGCTCCTTCTTGACGCAGCTCGCCAGCTTGCTGCCGTAGCGCGGGGCAGGCGCATCGGTGTCGCTCTCCGCCTTCTTGCGCGGGGCACGCTTCTTCTTGGGCTTCTCCGCCTCAGTCTCGGTCTCCGTCTCCGGCTCGGGCTCCGCCTTCTTCTTGACGATGCCCTTCTTCTTGGGCGCCTCTGTCTCCGTCTCGGGCTCCGTCTCCGTCTTGGGCTCGGCCTTCTTGCGCGGCGCACGCTTCTTCTTCGGCGCCTCCGTCTCCGTCTCGGGCTCCGTCACCACCTCGGGCTCGGCCGCCTTCTTAGGCGCACCGATAGAGCTTACGCGCTCAGTCTGCTCCGCCAGCTTGGTGCGCAGACCGGCGAGCGTCTCCTCAGACTTCTCGACATTCTTCACCTTCTTGTCAGCGATCTTCTGCTCGAGCTCGGCGATCTTGGTCTCCGTCGTCTTGACGGCCTTCATCGCACGAGCCAGCGCAGGAGACGCCTTGCGGTTCTCCTCCATCACGAAAGCGAGCGCCTCGGCTGCGTCAAACTGGTAGCGCTCCGCCAGCGTCGACACCGTCTGCTCAATGATCTTCTGGGTAGAGGCCATTTGTGTGTGGTTGACTGGTTTGGGGTTGTGCTGTCCGATCCATCGTGGCGATCCCATTTCCATTTTTCAGGGTTGCCTGGCCGGCCTAGAAGGTCGGGGTCCCTACGAACATGTCCTGGACACTAGGGACGGACGCTATCGTCTCTGCGACCACATCGGTAGTAGATGCAAACACTACTCCAGACGAGATTATGCCGCCGAACAGCCCGAGCTTAAGCGCGTCCTCCCACACGATCTTTTCGTTCTTGGTGCGACGCTCGAGCGCGTACACTATGAAACAGACGAGTGCCACGCTGACACCGACAAGTACTAGCATCATTTGTGATGTCGTGCCGTGAAAACTTATAAATTTAGAACGAGCGTCGACCCATTGCTCGCCTTGGTCTCAATGTCCTTGAGAGGATCTGCTTCCTCCTCCACATCGCTGAAGGTATCAATGTCAATCGTGGCCTCTTCTTCCGATATGCTGATAGGTTTCGGCTTTTCCTCTTCTTCATCATCGTCGTCCGAGTCGTCTTCAAACACGACCTTGTTACGAGTTGGCAAAGGCGCCTCGGGCTCTACAGGCCCCTCCGAAAACTGCTTGGCGATGGTCTTCCAAGGGAGGAACGAACGCACCACAATTTCAAAAGAATGGTTGAGGACCGTGATGATCTCCTGACGATTACGGGCCTGCTGCTCAGCTGACACGCCGCCTGTCTTGAACAGGTACGCCACCTGCCACAACTTGCGTGCCGATTCAAGGTAGAGCTCGTGAACGAACTTGTTCATACTCGGACGATCGAAATCCACGTTGACGTGGGTCGAGCTTCCGCGGTAATGAAGCGACGCAAACGACTTCATGTACGCGATGAAGACGCCCATCAGCAGATCGTCGAGGTACGAGCACTTGGACGTGGCCACAATGCGTTCGACTTCAGTCGTAAGCGTCGCATCGGTCCACTCGGGTATCTTCGTAAGCATGTTCTGGAACGTTCTGAGAACCTGATCTGGCTGCGAGTTCCGGTCACACAGTTCCTTGGAGGTGTCGTAAATGCTCCAAAACCCTTTCGAGATTGACGGAACGATGATGGACATCAAATGGTCGCGCAAATGCGTTTTCGCAAACTCGGCGTCGCTCATTTATTGTCAACACACTGTTAGTTATTCGTTATTATGACGCAGGCAAGTTTAATGTTTACGTGTCTTATGTACGACTCGGCGGCGAGTATTTATGTGAACCTGCTTGCGCTTTTTTGTCTTTCGTTTCCGCTTTCCACCTGTCTCGATTTGTGCGATATAATACTTTACTTTATTAATATCAATATTCTGTCGTGTGAATGGATTTTGTCGTAATTGTAGGAGCGTTGTTTTGTGATAAAATCTATTAAATGAAAACTCATTATCAAAATCTACCATTTCATCTTTATCTTTAATCTCCTCTCTGGTAACTGCATCCTCGGAACCAGCTGGAATTTTACGTACAGGATGCAGGTATGCCTCTAGACGCCCAACCAATTCCTCATAACGGCTTAACAACGACCTGTATTCATCGTCAGGTTCAACATCTTCGTACGTATCATAAAAATATAATTTGTTAATGTTTACTCTGTCAGAGAACTTTTCCAGCTCCCAAGGTGTCATAGTATCAAGTTTTTCAAGCCCGGGTTCTAAGAACTTAATATTATGACGTAAAGATCCTTTTGCGCGTTTTAGAGTTTCAGCGGCGTCATATTCATCCATTTATAGTTATTCTACGAACTTAAATAACCACGTCAAAGTCCACAGGGTGGCCGCCGTTCAGCACACCAAACAGTGGAACGAGCGACGCAATCTCCTTCCGTGGAATGGCGCTCTCCTTACAGTATCGCGCTATCGCCTTGTACAGCGTGAACCCATGGTACCGATCGTGCTTCTGAACTGTCTTGCCGAAAAACACGGACGTCCCGTCGTCCTGCGTCATCCACCGGACGAACGTATTGAACATCGGGTTGGTCTTGTACTCTTCGTGCTCAGGGCCTTCTGGGAAAAAATCCCAAAACAAGGACGTTGCCAAGCGCACCAAATCGAAGGATGGATTGGCCTTGATAGCTTCATGTTTCTGGGTGTAATACGGCTCTACATTGTACTGCCCTCCGGCCTCTTCATTGATGGCAAAATGGTCACTCATAAACGTCTTTGGATGTTTCATCCCAGCGATACGAACCGACCCAACTCCTCGCTCGAAATCAATGATCTTGATGAGGCACCCGTACGTCGGAACGCGAAACACCTTTCCGTCAAGCTTGTACCACAACTCTTCCTTCGTTGTCTTGACGTACATGACGTTGTTGGCGTGGAGATCGTTGTGTGTGAACCCGATTGTGCGCTGCGCGTACGCCAACGCAAACATGACCTGTGTGATCCAAGCGATGTGCTTTCCGGTTTCGTTGTGCTCACACATGAGTTCGTACAGCGTGCCCTCGCACTTTTCCATGATCGTCAACTGGACAGGCACGTTGTGAAGCGTCGCCCACGCGAACGGTTCGTCGGAGCTCGCGATGTCATCGTCCGAAGCGTCGTCGTCAAATAAGCAGTCGCACGACTTGGCTCCAAACACGTACGACGTGGACACGGACGACGAGTCGCTCACATCGCCGTCGCTCTCGTCTGCGGCGTTCATGACAGTGTCCAGTCCGGCCATCTGCGTTTCAGGAACCTGAACGCCCTCCATCTGTTCGACGTTTCCTATATCCACGTCGTCGTCTCCGATGTGCATGGGCGGTCTCGCGGAACGCGTGTGCTTGAACGACTCCGACGATTGTAGGTGGTCTGTCAGTTTCAGCTCAAACGTGACCCCGATGTTCTGTGTGAACCAAGCGTTGTCAACTAGATCTGAGTAGTCGTCTGACACATCGATCGTGTGGTCTGCCGCAATGCCGGAGTAGACGCCGTACACGGTTGGGAAGTGGATACACTTGGTCTGCGACAGCACCGCTGAAAACAAGCTTCCAACGTATGCCGCATTGTGCTGCGACTGGATCTTGTCAAACACCTCCTTGCCGTCCGTCTGCGACAGCGGAAGCCCGAGTGTGCTCCCGTAGTCCCCACGCATCCACTTGAACGGGCTCACAAGCATCGTCTGTTTCAGGTGGACGTCGCGCGTAGCTCCAGAGACAGTTACGATGGATGATGTGGAGGTCACCGTCTGTACCGGATCGTCCAGTTTCAGCCCGTACTCGCGCGTATTCTCAACATGCTCCGTCTTGAACATCGTTTCTATAGACGGAAAAAATGGCTGTGCGTGGGTGATGCCCCAATGCGACAACGAAACGGGCTTGTATTTAGATACTTGAAGCGGCAGTGGCACACTCTTCAGCTCCCCTCCGGAAGGTCTACTGCGTTTTCCCATTCTTATACCTCGTGTACAAACCAAAACCAAATTCTTCACGCATACTTAGTAAGATGGGCATGCACTTCAATATAAAAAAATTCAACATGGACATGATCCGAGAGAGGTGTGAGATCGATTCACATAAATCGCCCATGGTTGTGTTAATTGGGAAGAAGGACACTGGAAAGTCGTTCTTGGTGAAGGACATTCTAGCACACACTCAGGCGTGTTTTCCGATCGGAACTGTTATTTCGGGGACGGAAGTCGCCAACCCGTTTTTCCAAGACATCGTCCCTGCGAAGCTGATTCATGACAAGTACAAGCCGGAAATTGTCATGAACTCTATCAAGCGGCAGTTGGCTGTGAAGCAAAAACGGGAACACGAAAAAAGAGCTGGGGGGCATTCAGCCATTGATCCCCGCGCGTTTCTGATTTTGGATGACTGTTTGTACGACGCGACATGGATCCGAGAAGAGTCGACCCGCTACGTGTTCATGAACGGCCGCCACATTGATATGGTGACGCTGATCACGATGCAATACCCGCTTGGCATCACGCCGAATTTGCGAACCAACATTGATTTTGTGTTCATTCTGCGTGAGAACGGCATTGGAAATCGGCGTCGCATATACGAGAACTTTGCCGGTATGTTTCCTACATTCGAGATGTTCTGTCAGTTCATGGACAGCTGTACCGAGAACTACGAGTGTCTGGTTATCGCAAACGGCGTCCAGTCCAACAAGCTAGAGGACCAAGTGTTTTGGTACAAGGCCAGCGCACATCCGCCGTACAAATTGTGCGACGATTCGCTGTGGGTCGACAACAAACCGTTCACCAGCTCCATGCTTGCGCAGGACGAGTTCACTCCCGAGACGATGCGGAAGAAGAATGCGGGTCCTTGGGTTCATGTAAAAAAGACCGGATAATAATAAGGTATGGCGTTCATCATCGCCGATGAAGTTCGCGAGAATGGCTTCATCTCATCATTCCACTTTTAAATTCCGTTTTACAGGTCGCGAGGCGGGCCGCCCTCCACGGGATGGACGGGCGTCTCGATGATGTCCTGAAGCGCGGGCACACCGGCGTCCGTCAGCGCCATCCGACGACGGGTCTCGTTCTCCTCGCGCTGCTTCTTGATCTTCTCGGCCTTCTCCTCCTCGAAGAACAGATCCTTGTTCACCTCGTTCTCCTTGTACTTGCGCATCATCTCGTTGAGCTCCTTCTCGGCGTACTCCACCTCACCCAGCATGTGCTCCGAGGGGTCCCAAGGGAGCCACGCACCCACCTTGCCGAGGAACAGATTGTCGCGGGGGTACCGGCGCTGGAGCACCTTTGCGAACGTCTGGGCCTCCTCCAGATTCGCAAACACACGCCGGATCTTCACGCCGCGCACACTGGCCTGAAACTCAATCTTCTCGGAGAAGTCGTTCTCGATCTCCTTCTCGCACTTGAGCATGAACACCTGATACTGCTCGTGGATGTCCGTCTTCTTCACATCCTCGCTGTGAATCTTCGTGAACGCCTGGAGGTCACCGAACAGCTCTTCAACCTTCAGACCGTACTTCTGGGCGAGGAAAGCGTTGTACTTCTCAATGCCCTTGATCTTCCACTCGTAGTCCAGCCACTCAAGAAACTTCTCGTTGTAAAACTCGTTCTTCTGCTTGATGACCTTCTCAGGCGAGATGAACGACACGATGGCGTAGCGCTGGGTTGGGATCTCCGGATCCTCATCCAGATAGTCAATGGGACCGTTCTCGTCCATCTTGGGGAGCGCTTCGCGATTGATAGGCATGTTGTTTATAGTGGTCGCGGTCTATGAAAATACCTAATTGAACGAATAATTTGTCTCTTCAATTGTATAAAATGTCCGACTCCAAGCCAGCTGCTCCTTCCATCGACATAGGCGACCTCGTGTCTCGCGCCATCAAGTACGCCCTTGAGGGTCTGGCGGTGGCGGTGGCGGCTTACCTGCTGCCCGGCAAGGTGCTCAAGCTCTCCGAGATTGGCATGATCGCCCTCGTTGCGCTCGCGACCTTCGCGATCCTCGACATCTACGCGCCCTCAGTCGGCGCGTCTGCGCGCACGGGTGCCGGATGGGGCATTGGCGCGAACCTGGTCGGCTTCCCCAAGCTTTAAGCCAGTAGACCTGTAACTCACAATGTCGGCACTCGTGCGCTACAACGGCGAGTGGATCGTAATCAATCAAAAACCGTTTGAACCGGAACGCCAAACATATGAAATCGCATGGAACTTAATCCAAGAACCGTCCACCACACCCGCGGCAGCGTACCGTAAATGGTACAAAACCGAGCAAGAAAAAACAGCCGTTTTATATCCTTCGTTTCGTAGTAATAAGAAAGATGGGCGGTCTTGAAATCGTGTTTGTCCTGATCGGCTGGCTGGCTGTCGGGTTGATCATGTACACTGTCTACATCAACATGGAACTGCGCGTCACTCCGTCCGAAATACTCCCTGAAGGCAATCGTCTTCTGTTCTTTTACGCAGGATGGTGTCCTTGGTCCAAGAAAGCAAAAGCGCAGTGGGACCTGTTTGTAGAGGATACGACGCGCTTTCCAGTTATGTTCGGAGGGCACACCGTGGCACTGGAGCTCATTGACGGCGACGCAGACCCTGCTGCGGTCAAGAAGTACAAAGTGTCAGCTTATCCCACATTCAAGCTCGTCGCGTCAGATGGAAACGTCTACGACATGTCAGGGCACCCCAGTCCCGACGCTTTCAGAGGGTTCCTGTCCAAGTACCTTGGGAAAGAGGAAGCGATGAAGCTGAAGGCCGGAGTGTGAGAGCACCTCTTCCACTGAAAACTTGGACAAATCAGAGTCGCTGCGCAGGTTCGGGTACGACAAACACACCGTGTCGTCTGTTAGTTGTGCTCGGTGACACGCGTCTACCCCTATCGTGCACAACTCAAGCATGTACTCGATGGGCGACATACAGCCAATCAAAGACGGCGTCAACCGATGGTGCCTTTGTTTGGAGAGCGTAAACACGATCATGCTGTCGCTTGACATGATGCTGGCGACACATGGGGTTACCAGTCCGCCATCGACATACAGCGACCCATCAATAATCTGCGGGTGAAAAATACCCGGAATACAACACGACGCCTTCAGTGCATCCATTACGCAAACGTCTCCCGAAAAGACGGTAGGCACGCCTTTTGTGATGTTGGACGCCACGATGCGCAGCGGCATGTGTGCGTCTTCAATCTTCTTGGACCGTATGTCAATGCCGTTGTCTTGGAACAACTCCGCAATCCGTTCTTCAAACAAGTCCATCGAGTACATGCCTTTGGCTGAAAACATGCTGCTCATGTGTTCCATGCTGAATTTTGGCACAATAGATTTCAACGACATATGTTTCTGAATAAATGGAATGGTGTTTGCTATCGGTAACTCAAATGCGACAAATGCCGCAATGATTGATCCGACAGAACAGCCGTACACTCCGTCTGGGAACTTCAGTGCTTGGTGTTTTTCCAGTTCTTGAAGTGCACCGATGTGCAGAATACCCTTCATACCTCCACCGCCCAGTCCTAATGCGCGAAATGGTAGAGACATTCTTTAAGGTATACAAGTAGACATGGAGAAAGCCGCTGATATTTGGAAAGAACAAGAAGAACGTCGTGAGAATAGAATGGCTGCAATGGGTCCTGTCATTTCACAAATCACCGCAAAAATACGGCAACAAGCGATACATAGTCCCAATGCGCCGTATATTTTGTATGAGGTTCCGACGTACGTGTTCGGCTACCCGCTGTTTGAGCTGAAAGACGCGTTCGAGTTCTTGGTTCGCGAGTACTCGAAAGCGGGCTACTGGGTGTGGATTGTAGAAAACAAATTCCTGTTCATTTCGTGGCTGAAACCCACAAAAGGACGGGACGGAGGCCGGCCGGTGCTCATGACGAACTACCGGCCCCAAGTTTACGATCCGTCCACTCTGGCTTTTATGCCGCATGAAAGATAATGGCATCGTCACAAAACATTCCGCGAATTGTGTTTTATGTTCTATTGATTGTGCTGCTTGAAACACTGGCAATGTCGTGCTTCAAACGCAGCTTGAACGACAGCCGGTTCTTTATGGCCGGAATACTCTTCTACGTTGGCGTCGGGTTCATGTTGTGTCAGACGTACCACTACACGGGTCTGGCAATGACCAATGCGCTGTGGTCTGCCCTGTCGGTCATGGCAACGACCTTCGTGGGCGTGCTCATGTTCAAGGAGAAACTGCATCTCCACGACTATGCCGCAATTGCCATGATCGGAGGGGGCGTGATGATTTTGAAATTCACGGATTAATATAAATGGTGGTCTACGCCAAGAACGTGTTCACCGACAAGATCTACTCGTCTGACTTCAAAAATTTGAGTTTGAACATCGCGATGTTGTCAGTGTTTTATGCGTTCTTGGGCGGACTGGTGTCGTTCGTCATCCATTACCTGTTTGACGATTTCAACGAGGAGTGGAAAGAGAAATCGGTTTGGTTCCAGTTGTTTGACATTGCGGTTGAAATTGCGTTTCTGGCACTCGTAGCGTTCTGGTCGGTGTTCACAATCAACACCAGCGCGCCCATTTTTCCAGTTCGGCAAGCGATGGCGGCGTATGTTGACGCGTACACCAGCGGTATGTTCTTCATTTACGCCATCTTTCTGTTCATGGAGGATTTGAGCAACAAGATGAAGTACCTGTACGAAAAGTACTTTGACGAACCCATGCGCGCAACGTTTCCGACACACGGATCTATTCTGGATCTTTCGTTGCGTTATTCAAAATAATATTACATAAATGATTAAATGTCTTGTGAAAAGGTTAACTTATCTATAAACGGGCGAGGATACAGGCGGCTGACGAAGAAGAACAAGATTAAGTGGGATCAATGTTTCATTAAAACTTTAAAACGCAGTCGTGCACACACCAAGAACCAGACTAAAAAGAGAAACCTTCTGATTATGATCAATGCACAAGAAGCTCACATCAAGAAGCTTGAAAAGAAGTGAGTGCGTTACACCAAATGAAAAACGGACTTGTGATAAGATACACTCGGTCCACCTAAGATGGAGTGTATCGAACATTCTTTGACAATCGACGAAGGCCAGCACGTGTGTAACCAGTGCGGCACCATATTTGATACTGTAATTGACGAGGGCGCAGAGTGGAGGCAGTATGAAGACCATAAAGGAGACGACCAACGACGTGCCGGCGTTGCGACGTCCGATCTGCTTCCGGAATCATCATGCGGCTCCGTCATTTCCCACAAAGGCATTGCTCCCACCAACACGGCACTTAAAGCTATTCAACGACTGTCGTGTTGGTCGGTGTTTTCAAACAGCGAACGCAGCTGGATGAACATCTTTGACACAATTCAAGCGGCATGTAACCAAATTCAGCTTCCGAAAGCGATAGCGATGGATGCGTGTGGGCTGTACAAGCAGATGGAGGACGCCCAGAAAGTGCGGGGCGAGACGCGACGTGCGTGTATGGGCGCCGCCCTCTTTGTGGCCTGCCGCAACAACGCCGCATCGCGGACACATGAAGAAATCTCGGCTCTGTTTCGCGTCAACATTCGGGCGCTGTGTAAAGCCATTGGGCGCTTTGAACAGACCGATAACACGGTACTGGACACCCAAATCGGCATCGCGGAACGGCTGTGTTCCAGTTTGTGTTTGAACGACGACCAGCGCGAACGTATTCTGAGCATGCTGCTCAAGCTCACAGACGACGAGTTCGAGCACACTCCCAAAACCATTGTGTCCGGTGTCGTGGCGTTCACGCTCGGGTTCATGACAAAACCACAAATGAAACCTGTCTCCGAATCCAGTGGCGTGTCCGTTCTAAGCATCCACAAAATCGTCACCAAACTCAAAACTTCACAATGAACCAACTTACTACAACACTCGAAGAAGTCGTTACCGTGAAACTTTGAGTTACCGGTGTTCCTATAGTTGAATTTGATACTAATATAATACTATTTGGCGTCACATCCCTATGAAATATTTGCAAACTACCATTTACTGTTATACGACCACATTGACCGGTGAATGGATTACCTTCTGTACCGTTTCCACTTCCACTATTAAGAACCAATCTGTCCACATTAACCAAATCAATTTTGGTGACATACCCGCTGAACGCGTCATTAACTATTTTTGGCGAAATGATATGGTTGAGGATGTTGCGCACAGTCACGGTACCAGCGTAGG